ATTCAACAAAAAGTCTCCACCATTTTCATAACTTGCACCACCTTGTATTACACTAGCTGTAGGATTGAAGTTTCTTCCAGCCACTGACTGAGAATACCAGTGCATGTTATCCCAATAATATCTTGAACCTTGAATATCTATTTTATGTCCGTATCTATCTCTGGTATCTATTAGTACTTCAAGCTCACCTGATGATTTTTCTGAACCTGATTGAAAACCTGTATGTGCTTGTACTGCATCTCCAAACTCCCATTTTCCATTTTCAGGATTAAGCCATTTGTGATACACACCACCTAGAGTAGTTGTTGCAGCTTTAATTTTATAGTTACTTATATCTAATGTACCATTGTGGTGATTTTCTTCTACATATTCTTGTAGATTTTCAACCTTAGGTCTTTCAAGTAAATTACCTTTTACAAGAAGTCCTACTTGAGCATTAGCTCTTGCAGGTACAATTTGCTCTATCTGCTTGAACAGTGTGTGGTCAAGGTATTTTAATATTTTTATATATTCGAAAAAGTCATAAGGATTTGTATGTTTTTTCCAGTAGTGTGCGCGTAGCACTCTAAGTCTTTTATATTCATCATCTCTATAATCTAAAGGATTACCTACGTAGTTATCAAATTTTGCACCACCTAGTTCGTGAGCAATATCTAAATCTATTTCAAAGTGAGGAGCATAATAAACACCTAGTCTATTAGAATCAAGAGGTGCAAAGTCTAATGAGCTTCGCTCTGATTTTCTACGATTATCTAATCTTCCTGATAAAGTATTATCTTCAATTCTTATTTTATCACTTACTTCTCTAGTTCTGATTAAATCAGGCATAGGTGTAAAGTGTCTTTCTTCTTCTGTTAAAAAGTCTTTTTCTATATTACCTTGAAAGTTACTTGCTGTTGCAATTCTACTTGTAAAAGCTCCTTCCCAAAACTCTGGCTGTGCATTCGAAGGTGAAACATCTGGAATTTGAGTATCTGTTGACCATGAGCCACTAAATCTATTTAAGTCAGCACCTAGCGGATATCTTTGTACTAACTGTGCATACGAACCTGTTGCTCCATAAGCTTCTATAGAAAGAGGAGCTTTTGTATGATTATGAAATTGTTTTAAAGAATTCCAAGAATCATATGCAGTCTGGTCATTTGTTTTAAACACCCAGCTTCTAAACTCTTGAATAGAGCCTGTGTAATGGTCGTCGACAGTACCAGCTGTTGTTGTGTCACCACCTAATATTATTTTATGAGCATTGTGATGCCATCCTGAACTTTGTATAAAAGGACCTGTAAATGCAGATGATGTATGAGTTATTCTTGAGCCTGCAAAATCTGGAGATTTAGCTATCGCTAACTGAAGGCCTCCGTTTGCAGAAACAAGATTAGAAGATGCTGTTGTCTGCATTACCGCAACGTTCCACCAGTCATTATCAAATATAGGTAAATAATCTGTTACTATATTTTTTGTTGAACCTCCTACAACTATAAGTCTTAATCTACCCCAGTTATATTTTCCTGATGTTGTATTTGACGCAGATGGGTGAGCTTCTATTTCTAATGCCATTGAGTTACCTCTAGAAGCAAGAGTCATGTCTTTACGTGTTGTTGTATTGAATCTTAACTCAAACATATCTGGACATCTCTGTGTGCCAGAGCCTATATGTGTTTGGTCAAAATAATCTGCATTTGTAATTCTTGCCCAAGGTAGTTGAACCTTTGTACCTGTTGAAGTTTCACCAAACTGTAATGAGAAATTAAATTTGTCATATATTGCATGAGTATCAGTAGCCTTGTCTCTTTGAGGTCCACCATATTCAAATATTCTTAGCAGTGTTGGAGGTAAACCATAAGTAGTTGTTAATGCACGTATCCCTCTTTCACCACCTTTTGTTTTAAGTAGATATGGAAGATTGTTTAGCATTCTCTTCCAAGTTTCTCTTGACACATCTTCTCTGGTCGTAAGAGAACCTGATTGCTGTGGTGATGCTAAATTATATTTTACACTTCCTGTACTTGCGTTACCTATAGGTTGTGTTGAGTTAGCATATGAGCCGTCTTCGTTTTGGCCAAATGCATATTCCCATAAGTCATTAAAATGAAAGCCTTGATAAGATTCCCAACCAAAAGAAGATAGTACATTATAAACCAAGTCTTTCGATAAACCTTCGTATAGCGGATTGTCTCTCTTGTGTATTTGAGCTGTTTGTTCAACATAATTATATACAGTATCAAAGTGATGAGATATCATGTTGACAAACAATAAGTAGTTTGCATTATCTTCACTTTCTCTAATATGGAAAGGTATCACGTTTTCTAAATTATGAGGATTCATTACATCATAATCAAGAGCTACTGTCGATTGAGATGTAAACCATGCTGTTGCTGCAGCTGAGCCAATTAAAGCATTTGTATAAGGCTGTGTCGAGTTTGTTTTAGGCCATGTTCTTTCAAGTCTTATTCCATTACCATTTGTATCTGCTTGATAAGATGATGATTCGAAATATAAATAGTTTTCATATCCATCAAATCCTTGTATCACTTCTTCTTTCTTTAATGTATAATCAGAAATATTTTTTGTATTATAATAAGAAGAAGATGCCATGTTGTTAAGAGTAAGCAGCTGATTATCATAGTATTCTATAAGTCCAAGTTTAAATTTAAAGTTTTCTAGTCTTTCTTTTGCAGAAGAAAAATGTATAAAATTATTATAATAATGATAGTCTATATTTAATTCTGTGTTTTGGTATGCAGAACCAGAAATGTATTTATTTAATAACCTCTGTTTTGTTGTTGAGTTTGTACCTAGTATTGAGTTCCAAGTTTCCCAGCCAGATTCACCACCTGAATTACCCACCTCTATTGTAAAGTTAGGACCAGCAATGTCACTTCCCTGTTTAGGTTTCTGAGCAGGTATAAGTTTAATTGTTTCTGTGTGTGATGTTACTACTTCTTTAGTTATCCAAAGCTGGTCTTTTACTTGAAAATTAGTTGGTAAAGGTTCATAAAGCTTTATAAGTATTCCATCATCTTCATCAGACATCCAATTTGTAATTATAGATAAATTATTTTCTCCAAAGTTGGCCAATAAATCTTGCCATCCTTCATCTACAAAATCTTCAACATTTTTTTCTTGGAGTTCTTCAAACTTTTGTAGAAACTCAGAATCATTTGATGTCGTCTTTATTCTAACTTCTGTACGTGACGGTGAAATTTCAGATATATGAAGTCCGTTGTTTTCATCTGCAGAACCTAGTATATCTCTAAGAAAATTGTATTGTACTTTATATACACCGCTTAAAAATCCTAAATCTCTTATATCATCGTGTATATCAAGTTCTACTCTTGGCTTTTTTCTTTTTCTGCCTTTCTTTATATACCTATCAATTCTGAAAGATTCTACATCATAATTAGAAGCTAATAGTGTATCGCCTCCGTATACATGTAGCTCTACATTATCGGCATCACCTTGAGCAAAGTTTGTAAATACCTTTTTGCTAGGTATGTTTTTTAAATCTTCAGGTTTGTATCTTTCTATTCTATCCATTTTAATACGCCGTTATTGTATCGTTTTCTAATATATATGGGTTGTTTTCAGTTCTATTATATGTTTCTATATCTGACCAATCTCTTTCATATCCCATATCTTCTCTATGGTCATAATATGTTGGAGCATTTGGAAACGAATAAACACCTTGACTGTCTGACCAGTATACTGTTGCGTTATCGTTATATTTCCAATATCCTTGCTTTCTTTGTAAATTAGATTCTATTGTATTTCCTTTCATAGAATTATTTTTAATCCAATTTATTTTTTCATTAGAGTTCCACGGTCTCTTACCTGCACTTGAATTAGGTCTAGCTATATCAGCTCTTTCAAATGAGTTTGCTTCTGCATTCCACTGCATTCTCACCCATTTTTCTTCTTCTATTATATAGTCTTTATAATTGCCTGTAGGTGGGTTTGTTACATCATAATCTTTTCCTTTGTTTACCCATTGATATTTTCCTAAAGGTATGTCATTTTTTTCACCGCCAAATAATTGTTCAATATATCCAGGCCTCCATACACTTAAATATTCAGGTACTGTCTTTGTAGTTCCTTTATCATTTGAAACCTCACACCAGTATCTTCCTGTCTGAGCTCTTTGTGCAGATTCTAATATTAGCTTTCTTCCTTTGCCTACAACTTTATTTTGAGTGTCAGTATCAAAGTTTCTATTTACATCAGCAGAAAAATACCAAGTAAACTGCAACGTCTCTCTATCTTTGCCGCGTTTTTCAGTTTCGAAGTTATATGCGTTACACACCATAACAAGAGTATCGTTTGCAGATAATGATAGAACATGTGTTTCACCTAAGTCCGCTGCAAGTTTGTTTGCGCCACCTTTATTTTTATCAGATATATAATATCTACAGTTTTCATATTCAAACTGGTCAATTATTGGTGCGCCATATCTTATTTCTGGTCTTTGAGGTAACAGCTCTGAAAATGATGTATCACCAAATCTCTCTGATGTGTCTTTATCAAAGATATATCTGGCAGATGCTATTTCTAATTTCCAGTTATCTATATTTTCTCTAGATATTATTATACCTGTATCACTTCTAGGATTATCTTTATCAATATCAAATTCAAATTGTTCTCTTAGTTGATATGACTTATCAGAATAAAGAGAGTCTGCTATAATTCCTGTCGCTGATTTTATAGGACTTACTCTTTCGCTTTGGATAAGAATAGATCTGTCTTTTCCTTTTGTGAACTTTTGAGTTCTTATTATTTTCTTTTTATTGTGCGCCATTATCTAACAACCTTAAATACATCTTTTATTGGGTAATATCCAATTGGTGTGCGTAAACCACTTCCGCTTTCATAGACCTTTATTTCTAATTGATAATATCTTTCAGCAGAAAGATTTGTTGTATATATTTCAAAAAAGTTGCTAACTGAATCACAGCTAATTTTAGTAAAGGTATGGTCATAAGGTATTATTGTTTCACCTGTTTTAAGGTCTTTAACTGAATAGAATGCTGAACCAGAAGGTATATACTTAATAGCTAGTTCTGTAGATGTAGTACCGTATGTTTTAACAGGATATTTTTCTCTACCTACAATTCTAAATTTAGCTTTTGTTCCATATTCATATGTAGCATTATTATTTTTAGTATATATAAAAAATGAAGAACCGTCAGAAGTATCTAATTCTGTAAGTGAACCTGTACTCCATGTAGAGTCGTCCCAACAAAACTCTAACCTAGGTTCATATATTGTATGGGTGTCTTTAGAATAAAACTGTAGGTGAGCTCTTCTTCCACCTCCTGCTTCGTGTGTACTTCTTCTCTGTAAGAGAAAGCCATTGTTGGAAATTACAGAACCTGTCCAATGCTGTACAAAATCACTTACATCTACTCTAAGATCTGCTCGTTGATAGCTGTGTGTTGGTATTATCCATTGAGTACTGTTTGATAAAGTTATACCTGGTCCTTGTGTTGTAGAACCTCCTGGTGATGGATTACCTAGATAATTAGACCACGTTACATTTCCGTGTCCGTTTATGTATTTCCAGCTAGCTCCTGCATCTGTTGTATAAGGTCTGTTTGATTTTCTTCCTAAGCCTGGCTGCCATGATTGTGACAAAGCAAGTATATTAACCGTTTCACCAATTACAGATGTAAATGCAGGTGCTGAAGAATATAAATTAAGATATGACGTTACAGCGCCTTTTGGTTTTATTGTCTGCGATGCGGATTCTACTGTGTCTGGTATTTCGAATTTAATTAGTATTCTAGAATTAAAAGGACCAGTGCCTAGTGAGCTCGACACAACCTTTTCAATTTCTAGCACCTCGTCTATTCCTGTATTAACACTAGATGAATATACACCATCTTCTAGTTTTTCGTATATTGTTGTATCAAATTTTGATTTTATTGAGTATATCATTTTTAGTATCCCACAATTCTACCTTTAATATCTTTGTCTAAATACTTTACCTCAAATATACTTGGGTCCATTGAAGGATATATTACACCTTCTCTTGTAGCACCTTTTATATCATATATGTTTCCGCTATATCCAGATTCTTTATCATAAAGATTAAATATTCTTAAGTTCTTAACTGTTTGTACACCTTCAACCTTATCAAGTTCTGTTGCAACTTTTGGAAGTATAATAGGTTCATTAATTGACCAGTTATCAGAATTAAATATGCATCGTAATTTATCTATACATCTTAATAATACATCTTTATTATGATATCCAGGTCTTGGCAAAATACTAAAATCTACACCTATGTTTATTACATGAGCAGTTTTAATATTTATTGCGTCTGTTAACATTCTATATTGAGATAGATATGTCTGTAGGTTTTGTTTTGCTAGAGGTGTTAAAGGAGTATAATTTTTATTTTCATCATAAGCAAGTGTATACATATTAATTGCTAATGGATTTTTTATTTCTTTTATACCTACCTCTTGCTGCCAATATGTTTCATCTTTATCTAAATAAACTTTAGCAACTGAACCATATTTTGCTGGCATTGCATATACTCTTGCTATATAATCTTGTCGTGTTACAGCTCTATTTTGAGATGCAAAATGAGCAAGTGCATTATATTTTATTTCTTCTGTTTTTTCTGCAGATCGACCTCCTACAGCAGGCTTTAAATTTATTACTGCCAAAGAATCTTTTACAGCTGTTACTGTAGAATTAGGAAGTCCGTCTTCATCTAACCACATTGATGATTCAACTATTGTGTCAATTGTTCTTGCTGCTACGTTAGAAGTTATTCCACCACCTGCAATGTATTTTACTGTAAGTGTAGTATCTCTTGGAGCTTCACCATATTGTCGTGTAAACATAGTATTTGCAGGGTCAAATGCAACATCAATAAATGTAGAACCGTTCATGTAGTTCTGAGCTGTGTTACCATAAGGAAGCCCCATACCAACATTGTTAGGATTTGGTACAATAAGCTCATCAGGCTGTGTTGATATACCAGCACCGAACCAAAGTTGAGTTTTATTGTTTGGTAACACATGAGTTGTAAATCTTCTACCTGTTCTTCTTAATTTAAGAATATAAGGTGCATCGTAATTATATGCAGACATTGAAGGGTCAGCTGACCAATTATTTATTACGTCTTCAAATATATTGTCTTGTGCAAGGTATTGTACTTCTCTCCAATTATTTGTATCTGTATCTTTTACATCTATAATAGATACTACATTGTCAGGTTCTAATGTTATCTTGCTATATTTTTTAGGGTCAGTAAATGTAAATGTTTCCGTTTCCAATTTACCTGCCATTGCTTGAACTTCTTTCTTTAAAAGATAATAAGTGGGTTCACCTGTTACATCATCGATTTGATATACAGTTATTTCAGTAGGATTTAATGAGCTACTTGCTTTAAAATCTACCTTGTCTTGAGTAATAAATTCTACATCTCCTGTTGTACATACAAGTCCTTCGGCAATCTCCATTGCATATCTCATATCTGGACTTACACTGCTTACACCACTAAAAGTTGCAGGCACGATTTGATAAACGCACATCTCTGCAAGTGATGGTATTGAAGGTTTTGTCTTATATCCAAGAGCTCTTGCTAAGTCAACAACATTTGCTCTTTCTTCTGCATGCATTATCAAGCTTTCCTTAAGCTGATCGTCAACGTAGTATGATAAAACGTCTCCTACGTATGAAGCCATTTCTATAAACATCATACCTGGTGATGATTCATTAAAGTCATTGTATGTATCAGGGAAATAAGACTTTGCATATTTTATAAGGTCTTCTCTAAAACCTCCAAAATCTTTATTAAGATATTTTATATCTCTTATATTTTTATTGTCTAAATTACAGTCAGCCATTATAAGTCACCTATCTCTAAAGCTATTGACTGCATATCCATACTGTTTCCTTTGTATAGATTCCAATCAATTTTTATATTCATTCTATTTTCATTTGTCTTTGGCTGTTCAACCTTAACGCCTTTTAAATCTACATAAGGCAGCCATATTGCCACTTGCTTTTTTATGCGTTGTTCTAATTCCTGCCTAAGCTCAGGTGTATTATTTTCAAATACAGACTTCCAAACATCACAACCAAATTCAGGATGCATAGGTCGCTCACCTCTATTTGTAAGTACAAGGTTCATAAGGTTTGATTTTGTCTGGTCAACTGTTGTATATGACTGTTGAAAATCTCCTCCATTTTTAACCTTATTGCTAGAATTAGAAGGAAGCTGAGCATCATTACTTCCAGAAGGTGCTAACACTTCATAGGAATAACTTCTTTTAGCACTTGAATTATTTGTCAAAGGTAGTGTTAAACCTATTGCAATATCTCTTTCAAAGTCTAAAGGATTATATTTGTATTCCTGTCTTTTTCTCATTATTTCTTAAATCTTTTTACTAAATCTGAATAATCTCTTGTTAATGCTTTTCCTAATCCGTCTTTATTTAATGTTTGAGAGTCAACTGGAACTCCATTGTGGTTTGTCATATTCATTTGTGCATTTGGCATACCACCTTGCATTGCTGCAAACTGAGACCTCAGCTGTTGCGGACTTACCTCTGGATAAGGTTCGAACTCAGCACTTTTAGCTGTCTGCTCTAATACTTCGTTAAGTGAAACATTTTCAGAATATTTTTTTACTGGTTCAACTACTTCTTTCTTATGTTCCAATATATTCAGCGCTTCATTAATCTCACTTTTTACAGCAGATTTTATTTCTCTTTTTACAACCTCACGAATAATTCGTACTAATTCTTTTTTATTCATTTTTTACACTCCTTAGCTTTATATATAAATATCTTAAATATATATTTTATATCCACGGACCGGTGGCTCCTGACGATGTATTTGTCCATGTACCTGTGTTTAGCCAGTTTGCAATTACATTACCTACATTGCTAGCCCATTGCGTATGGGATATTCCACTCATGCCAGAAGGATATGATTGTTCTATAGGACATTGAGTAGGTGGTACAGCAGCAAATGCAGGCAAACACCCTGGTGAATATACAGAATAAAAAACATCGATTGCGTCTTTTAATTTCTGTCCTGCGCTGTCGTTATTATTATTCCAACCTGCCAATGCTCCATACATAGCCTGTTCGGCTGCAGCTATTGTTGTTGATGGTGGCACAATTGCTGTAGAACCTAATTTTATAGATTCAGCCCATGCGGCAGCTGTACCTGGAGACGCGGCTTGTGAATCACCTGCTACACCTTCATATAAAGGACTTTCTGGGTCAAAATACTTTGCCATGTTGTTTGCGAATATAGGTACTAAAAATGGCATTACTGTTTCATTGCCTCCATCTGAGCCTTGAGCTGTGNATATATAGGAGCNTGNACAGGAGGACCTGATAATCCACAAGGTGTTGGGTGAGTCTCTTGAGTTAATTGAGTTAGCATTTCAAGTACAACATCTGCTAATGCTGATACGTTTAATTTCCAAGATGCTGTTGACAAACCTATTTCTTTTGTAGCTGTAAGTATTATATTTTCTTTTTTAGCATTAAATATAAGTCTGTCTCCGTTTATTATTACCTGAGAACTTCCTAAATATCCGTTTATAGGTACCATTGGTATTACAGGACCTGTTGGTATTGTTACTGTTTGTGCAGCTATTGAACTACCTGGCTTTAAATCTATTTTCTGTTTGCTAGTTAGAAGCACTGTTGATTCATTGTCGTTTATATCTTCTATATGAGCGTCACCTGTATCGGCGTGTCCGTTTGATATAAACATTATTGGGTCTCCATCTGACGAGCCTACTGACCAAGTATTACCTGGTTTGCCTGATACTACTGTAGAACCTAATCGTATACTATTATCAAACCTACCTTGTATTATAGTATCACCTTCATAGTGCTGCATAGGTTTCGTATCCTTTTCCTTAAAGGTGTCGCCAAGACTGTTGTTTTTAAAACTCTTGTCAGGAAAAGCAACATTAGGCATAGCGTTACTGTTTATATCTGACCAAGCTTGTATTGCTGATATCCAATAATAACCTGTTTCTCTTGGGTCTACTTGCGCACCTAAAGTTGTTGCACATACACAAACTACTACTTCTCCTTTTAAAGGATATGTAGATATATTTTTATTAAGAGGCGGAATCCAATCACCTTCAGATTCTAATATCTGGCCAAAGCTTAATCTATTTCCTAGAAATTTTATTTTTACATAACCTAAATCTGTATTGTCTTTATACCATTCATGAGAGTCATTCATTACAACATCTATAACCTCACCCATAGTAATTAAAGGTTTTACATCTGTATTACCATTTGTAAACGAAGCAGCTCTACCTTTGTCTCCAAATCCCATTATTTGTTATCCTCTAAATCCTGCACTGTATTCAACAGCTGTTTCTTTTCTTCTTCTGTAAGTAGTCCAGCTCCTCCATCGTCATTGCTTCTTCCCATAGCTCTCTGTACAATTGCTGCCATTTTAATTAGGTGTTCATCATTCTTTACACTAACTTCTAAATACTCTTTTATAATAGGTACTAGTATTGTTGCATCACCCATGTTTTTAATCATAGGCTGTAATTGTAATATAAGCTCATTTATTTGCTTTTCTTTCTTGGCAGAATTTTCGTATATATCTTGTAGCAATCCTTGAAACGATTTGCCTTTAAATATTTCGTCTTCATTTATTGACATATTAATTCTCCTTTATATATAAATATACAAAACAAAAAACCTAGGGATTTCTCCCTAGGCTTCTTAATATATATAACGATTGTAATTACTTCTTATTAATAAAGAATGATGCTACAATTACTAATACTACCAATCCAACAAATCCACCTTGTCCAAGTGAGTTTACTAGAGCTGTTAGGTTAGCAATTACGTCCATTCCAAATACTGAACCGCCTGTTAAAACAGTCCAAAGAATTGTTACCGGTAGTACAGCCATCATGATAGCCATAAGTCCACCGAAAAATCCTGTAATGTATTTGATTACTGATTCCATAATTTCTCTTCCTTTCGTTTAAATTCTGTTATGTGGCATTATTGCCGGCGCGCCTTGATTAATTAATTAATTAAAATTTAAGACCGAAACCTAACATTAGGTTCGTTGTCTTATCTCCTGTGTTATATACAACTTTAGGGTCTACATAGATTCCCTTGTGAATTGTAAATAATTTACCTGCACCGATTTTAGCGTTATCAGTGTTTAATCCATCAGTCGCTACATAAGCGAAATATCCATTCCAGAAATATCTTGCATGAAAGTCTAACTCCATGTCAACAGTAGAGTCTGCTTGAGCTACAGATACACCAACCATTAAGTTGTCTGTAAATCCGTATCCAACAGTAGGTGCAATAGACCATTCAGTCCATGCAACGTTTGCTACATCACCAGTACCTACATACCAGTCACCTTTTGTTTGAGCGTCAGCAGCCGTTAAGCCGAATGCTAATGCTAATGTTAAAATTAAATGTTTCATAATAATTCCTCTTTTTTGTTTTTGGTTTTAGCGCGCGCTAATTTAACGAGCAATCTGCTCGTATACTTTGAACTTTTCTTTAAAGTCCTTTTTTATAATATTTACTACCTTTGATATGTCTTGAGTTTTTTCATTTGTCATTTCTCTTATAAGTACATATAAAGCTTTCTTATTATATTTTTCAATATTCTCTCTACGTTTAAACAATTCCATAACTGCGTAAGCTATTTTAATATCATTTTGTTTTGAGAATCTTTTTTCTATTTCATTATCATAGTGACCTATGAATAAATCTGTAAAATCTTTTAATGCTTCTTTCTTAGAAGCTAGTGCTGATTCGTTTGTTAAATCTCTTTGTTTATCTATTGCAAGCAGATCAGATTTGTTTTTAAGTATCTTGTATGCTTTGTTATTTGTTTGTATACAATAATTTTTTGCAACTATAGAAAAATAAGAAAAAGCCCGTCCTTTATCTTCTCCATACTTACCTAGCTTCTGTAATAAAAATCCTATTACCTCATATTGTTTATCTTCTGTTGAACCATTCATATAAGGAAACTTAAATCTATTTATTATATTTTGAGATAATTTCCATATAGGATAATGCACATATTCAGAGTACACTTTATTTCTCTTATTTTGATTTGTCTCATTATTATATGCAACAATTGCTTTTTCAGTTACAGGTGTAAAGTACATTTTATTCTTTCTTTTTCTACCTCGCTTACTTTTATTGTTCATATAGTCTTCAAAATCTTGTTGGTATTTTTCAACGTTTTCATAAAATATATCTACAGGACTCTTATCTTTATTCGACATCTTTAGTCTCCGCATCTAATTTATTTATTACGTCTTTTATACCTTTAAACACAGAACCTATTTCATCGTCAGATTCAAAGCCTCCTTTAGAATCTAATCTTCTCATTTCTAAAAGAGTTTCATTAAATCTTTTTGCTATAATGGCCATAGTATCATCTTGCTCTAGAACTATATCTTCAAGCTCTTCATTTTTCATTAAAAGATTGTATACAATGTATATAAGGCATACAGTCAAAACCGAAAGTGCTATTAATGCAACCAACATTATTTAGACTCCCCAAATAATCCTGAAAATATATCATCTACTGATTTATTTGCTGTTGCTGTATCTAAAGATTTTTTCTTGTGTTTAGAGTTTGAAGCCTTTTTTATTTCAGAGCCTACTTTGTTTATTTCACCTTCAATCTTTGAAGCCATTAAATCTGCTTGGTGTAATACTAATGGCATGTTTGTTTTAAAATTTCTATCTGAGTTGTAGTGCTTAAAGTATTGTGTATTAGCATCATCGTATAAACCATCATGTACCATAATAGCTATCATTTCATTTTCAGAAAACTTTATATCATGCTGCTGTAATAACCATAAACTTCTATGCTGTACTGGCATCCAATTAAGTTCTGGATTTAAGTTCCAAAGTGAACCTTGATTTTTCCTGTGCCACTCGCTAGGATTTGGTACATATAAATCTTTTTCTAAATCACCATACTTTCCTAAGTCATGGTTAAGTGCAGCAAACATTAACTCTTCTAATGTATATCCTTCCATACTTGAGCCCATACTTTTCCAAAGCATATAAGTTTGTTTAGCGCATTTACATACTCTTAGCACATGTTCCACATAACCACCTACAAATGCGTTATGATAATTAATGTTTCCTGAAGCTGGTGTAAACATCATTCTATCTTGGAATGTGCTATACATAGCTTTTAATTTTTCTTTTCTTTCACCTTCAAAATTTTTGTCTATAACTAACATTAAGTCATTCCAATTTTGTAGTAATTGTTCTTCTGTTAAATTCATGAATTTTCCTCCATTTTGTTTTTAACTCTACTCCAATAGTTAGCTGTTTGTGGTTTTGCCAATCCTCTTGGTCCACCATTCCAGCATCGAGCAATATGCTCCGGAGTGTTGAGGTTATAATGATTACAATATATTTTTAACATCTCTATGGATTTTGTACGACTCCATCTATCGTTGTATGTGTATATTTTTTTACCTAATATTCTATTGACATCTCTTACCATTGTTCTTCTAATTTGTAAACA